TAGATGCAGCCTTAGCAGAAGCAGAACCACGGGTAGGTGCAGGAATGTGAACGGTGTCACCTTTCTTGCCCTTGAAGTTCATTTTCTTGATGAGGTTTGCAGCAACTAAGCTACGCTTGTAAGCCGCAACAATTTCATCAGACCAGATTTCTGGGATAAAATTAGCTGCGGTGGTGGTTGTAACGTGATCTGTACCTAAAGGCATTTTAAATTCTCCTAAGAATTAATTAATTAAAGTAAATGTGTCGCAGCGGAGCGAGAATCCTCACTTCGTTGCGGTAATTATTTGACACGACCTTCAGCGTATGCAGCCATGATTTCAGGTTGCAAGGCTTCATAACGATTAGGGTCAGTCATTCGTAGCCGGATAAGGTCGGCACGGCGATATACTTTCTTCGAAGATTCACCAGTTCCACCAACGTCAACAGCGGCTGCTTTCAGGTTCTGTTTACGTACAGAGTTGCCTGCTTCAGTTGTTTGTACTGTCTTAGATGTGCGAATCTGTTTGAATGTAGAAATCAGTTCATCTGCTGCAGTGAAGTCGTATTGAGCATCTGCCATTGCGTATAAATTGAGACGCAAAGGAGAGCCTTTTACCCATTCAATGAACTCACCATCACGTACAATGTCAGCAAAATCAGGATGCTTCTTAGCGAGCATAGATTGTGTCTGCATTTGCTTAAACTGCTGTGAGGCTTGTTTAGCTGCTAAAACATCGGGATGATTAGCAACAGCTTTTTGAACCGCTAACTTGGGGTCTTCAAAGAAGTCAATCTCAGTTTCTTCTTTGGTGGGTGCATTTGTCTGTGTCTGAGAGAGTTTTTGTTTCAGGAGTTCATCGGCTAACCTACGTACTTCCCCAACTTCCTGAGCCTGCCTACCAATGAGCTTTTCAGCCTCTTGGTGCATACGCACAATTTCCTCTAGATTCTTACCCTTATATTTATCGGGAATCTCAGCGGCCTGTTGTACAGGAGTCTCAGTGGTTTGAGTAGTTTGTTCAACTTTGAAGTCTTCAGCGTCAATTTCACTGCCTAGATTCATTTCCTCATTTTCAATTAATGCCATACCTAACCTTTCCTTGCTCCGTGGAGTTCTAAGGATTAACACAGCTTGCGCTGCAATAAATTTAAAATAGATTCAGAGTTCTGCCAACATTACTCAGCGTTCTGTTTCTGCTCTTTTGTGAGCCTTTCGGCCCGTACCTTTGCCCACCTTTCATAAGCGTCAGGGAAGGCTCCAGTGAAACCTTCTAACTTAATCTGCGGTGTTGCTAAGGCTTTGACAGCTTCCTTACCACATACAGGGCATACAATGCTCTGCTCACTGTCATCTCTTAACGCTTCGGTTACATGTCCATCATCACACAAGAAATCATTAAGAATCTTCATTCTGCAACTCCTCGTATACTTGTTCGCACGTTTCCTTACGTTTTAAAATCAAGTCCAATATGTCAATCTGGCCTTTGCGGAAGAATAAGTCTTGTGTGTCCGTGACCAATGATAAATTATTTAAACTATCTTTTAACTTGTTGAGGTCTTCCAGCAAGTCAGTCCACCCTTGAGTAGCCATCATGCTGAAAGAATCCTCGTAATACTTTTGTAAATTAGGAGCCAATCTGGTTATTCCTTTCGTTTGTAACAATAATGACTATATTATACCACAAAAAGTACAATTTGTCAACTATTATTTACATTCTTTGTTGTTTATTTAGCATTTGTAGCGTAGCGATACGCTCATTGCTCTGAATATCCTCTTGTTTGAGCATCAATTCAGTCATCTGAACCCTGCGCTGGAAGTCTTTAGACTCATCATCCTCATCCAAGTTGGTAGACAAGGCTGCGACAACCTTAGCTTGAGCCAACTGAGGAGTGACTTGAGCTTCAACCATAGCTTTCTGAGCATCTGCCTGAGATTTCTGAGCTTTAGCCTGCAAATCAGCAATCTGAGCCTGTAACAACTCCATTTGCATCTGTTGCTGCTGCATCTGAGCCTGTTGAGCTTCAGGATTAGGCTGACTCATTTGATCCAAGGTCTGGATGAGTTCACCACGGTTAGTCAGGGAGCTATTTTGCAAGATACCTTTGAGGATCAGAGGCAAGACAGGAGTGTTAGGCCCTAAGGTCTGTAACAAACCAATCAACTGCTGCTGTTCAAACTCTCGTGCCAAGATACCCAAGGTAGCTGTAGGAATGAAGTTCATGTCCACAGTAGGGTAACGCTCACTATCAAACTGCATATAACGATAAGCAGCCTTATAGATGAAAGGCATCATGAAGTCTTCTTGGAAGTTCGTCAAGGTACGCTTGTACTTCTTGATGATACCTGCCATAGCCATAGACATACCACCTGCGGTAGCGTCACGAGGCACGTTAGAAGGCATACCAGCACTGTCAACAGTACCTGTAGCTTGCAAGAGCATACGTTCAAAGTTCTGTGCTGCTGCGGCTGCGTTGCCATCAGTCTGACCGAACTTAAAGGGATACAAGATTTCACTTGGAGAGCCGTTGGTCAAGATAGCCTTACCGGGCTTAATCTCGAACTTAGCACCACGAGGAAGCCTTGTAGCGTCCATAGCGATCATAGGTGCTGTGGTCAAGGCCAAGGAGTCCATGTGAGCACGAAGCTGACCATCAATGGCCTTCTGCATGTTGTAGGCCTTCTCCACTGTGCCACGACCCCAGAAGCGACCGGGAACTGTATCGTCTTGGTAGGCGACAACAGGACGATCCTTCATCATGTAGGGGTTGACTTCAGCCTTGAGCAGCATACCATCGTTGGCAATAACCACGATAGCTTCAACCATGTTGGAGTAGTCTTCAGCTTGGGAACCTTCGGGGAAGATGTCCTCATACTCTTCACTCTCAACTTCTTCCAAGTATTCACGAGGAACTAAGCCGTAGTAAGTAACCAGCTTAACCTTATCGTCTTGGTAAGTAGTCAGGTCTTGAGTAGGCTCTAAATCAGGATCATCGAAGGATGAACCAATGTTAACCTTCTTGTAGATACCAGCTTCGATACCCTCAACAACCTTGTGCAAGGAAACATACTTCTCAATGGCAACACCCATAGCATCTTCAATAGAGTCAGAATTGGGGTCAATCAGGAAGTTCTTAGGGTTGACAGGCTTGATCTTAACTGCTACTCGCTCAGTCTCTTCAACACCGATAGCTGCTGCGTTAGCGATACCGGGGATAGCCTGTGTAGCTGGAGCATACTGCTTCTCGGACTTGACGATAATCTCGCCGATACCTGTACCGTAGATTTCAGCCATCAGTTCGATCTGGTCAATAGACTTCTTGATCTTGTCCTTCTTGAAGTCTTCCATCAACTGAGCTTTTAACATCTCTACGTCAAGGTTGTTACCGTTAACGTCCTTGATGTCATCCTCAATGTCAAAGAATTCACCTTGACCGAAGATAGCCTCAATGATCTCAGCGTGACGGGTCTCTACAGCCTGCTGCGTGGCAGGGGAGATGATACGGCTACGCTCAGAGTCACGAGTCTTGTCCTGAGTGTCCCACACACCACGGAAGATACGCTCGTACTCAAGCCATAAATCCATGTAGTTGGCATCACGGTAGTCACGCCAGCGTGTGATATGCTCAGTCACCCAAGAGGTAAGCTTCTTCTCTTCCTCTGTAGGCTCATCGAAGGGCGAGTCGCCCGAAAATTGACTGTCGTTATAGTTTTCTTCAGACATTATTTAGCTTTCTTTTTAGCAGGCTTCTTAGCAGTCTTAGCCGACTCTTTAAAGTCCTCTGCACTAGGGGCTTCTTTAGTTCCGGGTTTGTTCATCTTCTCCCCAGAACCTTCTGCAATGCGCTTACGCTTGGCATGAATGTTTGCGTATAAACCTTTAGGCATATTTGTCCTTTAAATTAGTAGCCCGCTATGGGGTCTAAGATTTCATAGTCATCTTCTTCGTAGTCCTGCTGATAGTTAGACACAGCTAACTGATCGACATAACTAAGAGCATCAATCAAGTCATCATGGACACCTGTTGTAGGGAACATGATCATCTGATCCTTGAACTCACTCCAGTCTTCCTCGATGTTGAAGGAGACTCTACCGTGTTCCATACGACCTTGAAGGCTCCAGACAACCCTGTCTGTCTTCTTCTTGTTACCATGAGTCAAGTCTTGGATGTGTGCGTAGATGTTGTTCTTACGCATAAGGTCATTGAGATAAGGCAGTACAGCGTTCTTTAGAGCACCTCTTTCGATCCCTACGGAGATCGGCTTGTAGTCTCTAATAGTCTTCAGAATGTGTACACAGGTCTCTCTGATGTCCCACCGTCCGTGAACAATCTTATGTACCCACCAATTACCATTATCTTCTATCTTGACAATAGCAATAGCAGATTCATCTAGACGCTTCTTAGCAGCACCAGCATTCTTACCTACCTCTTCAAAGCCTGCCAAGTCAATAGCAACTACATACTGACCATACTGAGGCTCTTCAGCAAGCTTGAACCAATCCTCTTTAAACAAGTCAGAACCTGCATTGTCAAAGCTAGATAAGTATTCCTGCTTGAATGCAAAGGAACTTAGGGTTCTCTTTGCTGCTTCAATTTCCTTAGGGTCAATAGTCTCGTTATCCTGCGTAGTGTAGTGCCAAGCCTTCCACTCTTCGTCTTGACCATCGCTACCCAACTTAAAGGTATCGTAGAACCAATTACGACCGCTAGGAGTAGAGATAAATAAAGCCCTACCCTTCTTATCCGACAGAGAAGCTCGTAAGATTTTTTGCCATACGTCTTCTTTAATAAACGCACATTCATCTAGCACCACATAAGTTAAAGAGACTCCTCGGAGTGAGTCCGGATTGTCTGCACCACGTACAAGAATTTTTTTATTGTTTATTAAAGTTATTTCTAAGTTGTTTACATGACTTGATTTTATAATAGGCCGACCAAGATCATGGAGCAACTCCCAAATAATCGTCCGGGCTTGGCCTAACGTGGGAGCAACATACATAACTGAAGAACCATCAGGACAGTTTAAAGCTTCAATTAACAAAGTTACCGCTGAAAGTCTAGATTTACCACAGCGACGACCCGCCGCTACAACTTTAAAACGATGACCGTCTTCAAAAACAGTTCGTTGCCATTTTAGCAACTGAAAATTTAACTCTGCCATGTACTGTAGTTTCCTTTCTTTTCTAAATACTCCGCTGCCTTTTTAAGCAGTTCTGGAGAATCTTTGAAATGTCCAAGGCCTCGGTTACAGTTTGTACAGAGCACTCCTCGTATTTCATTTGTGTCGTGATTATGATCTATGTGCAGGTTTTCTGTCGCATGGCATAACTCACATCCAGACTTTTTCATATCAGCCATTTGTTCAGGAGACAGTCCGTATCGTTTACGGTGTTTACCTGCTAAAGTTTGATAGTTAAAACAAGGTTTACAGTACGTCATGTACCCACCCTTGCAAGTCTTATGTTTATGGAATTCTGTAAAAGGTTTAATTTCCTTACAGTTGTTGCATTGTTTCATTTGTGATCCTCTTTGAAAGGAACAGGTGTTTAGACACACGCACCTGTAAACGTGTTCAAAGCCCATCACTGGGTGTCTTCATAATCTTTTATTTCAACATCTGTAATGTCTTCCACCACTTCTGTTGTTGGAGCAGTCAACCCGGTTATGTTTATCGAGATAGAAGGAGTATTACCACCCTGCTTAGCAGCTTCGAAAGCAGACACAGGGACAATCCTATCTACAATTAGCTTCCATGCTGCAGCTTGATTCTTATGTTCATCGTTAAGAGCAGCATCATAAATAGCTTCTAACACTTTAGCTGACTTAGGTGAATTAAGCATACGTAGCTTATATTCATTGATGATGGCAGCTTCACCCTTAGGACGACCTACAGACCTAGATTCTTTGATCTCAGCTATGTCTGTCTTCTTTGGTCTACCTATCTTATTACCATTTGGTTTCGTCATGTGCGTCTTTGTCCTCTCTATAGGGGAGACTTTTATGTATAGTACTATAGAGTACTAAGACATTTCGTTAACATTTCATTAAAGGCAGAATCTAGATAAAGTATTAATTTATGTTAGTTGTTAACATTCACTTCTATGTTCCCCTTTCAGGGAGTACATGATCTAGATTCCTTACTTGTCGCTAAGAAGTGGGGTCAGGCTTCATAGACTTTATCTGAGTTCTGCAAAGTTAATGTGTTAATTTAACTTATAAGTATATTATACCATACTTTGTCTCAGATGTCAAGCTTTTTTTACAGTTTGTTACAACTTTTTCATATTTCTTCACTTTTTTGTGATTCTGATCACATTTTATTGACATTTCTAGGTATGTCTAAGCCTCCCTTTTCCGTCCACGGCAGCACTTTGTAGTCTTTACTTGCTCAATTGCCTCTTTTTTAAGCAGTGACAAGGACTTATAAGCACTATAGTTGCTTAATTTTTAAGCACTTACGCTCCGCTGATCTGTCCCTAATTACCTTAATTTTACTCTTTTGTGTACGGAGCAGGCTCCCACAACAATTATTCACTAACGCTGACC